CAGGTTTAAGGCTTGCAGCAATCTCAAGCTTTCGGCCTTCTGCGTCTAGCGCATTCATGTCAATGGATTCGTCCATGTGTAGACGAAGGACGCGGCCTAGCGACTGGATAAGCAGGACGATAGAGCCGACTGGCCGAAGGTACACAATCGTCTGCCATGCACTTACGTCAACGCCCGTGGTTAACAGCGCCAACTGGATGCAGAACTTGATTTCGCCGGTGCGGCATCGATCAAGAATGCCTTCGCGGTCTGCCGTTTCGTCGGTCACGATCACCCAGGAGCCAGGCGGCAATGCTGACGCTACCTCATCCATGTGCTTCTTGGACTGACAGCAGACGAGGACGCCGAGCATGTCCTTAGTCTTCTGCACCACTTCAGCCATGATGCGCTGAGTCTTCGTCGGGTCGCCTTCGCGGAAGTGGTCAAGCTGAGCTTCTGACCAGTCAGCCGCCCCCTCATCGAAATGGAACGAATCGTTATCATCATCAGGGAAGCCAAAAGAAGCAGGTACAAGCCAGCCGGCATCCACTAAGGTCTCGGTAGAAATCTGCGCGAGACAAGTTGACCAGAAGTTGCCGATAATCGTTTCGTTATTGCGGAATGGTGAACCGGTCATGCCAAGCACCCGGCACTTAGGATTCTTCTCCTTGAAGTGGTCGATAACCCGCATCATCATTGTTTCAGCGGCTTCGTCGTCGTGCGCCAGCTGATGGCACTCATCAAGAATTATTAGATCCGGAGACCAGTTGGCGAACACCGTATCCAGCGCCCTGGCAATGCTCCCCTCGGTTGCCGCCACCACGTTGTGATGCGCTAGCTTGGAACCAAGCGCCGCACTGTAGTACGAAACCTTCACGCCAACCCGCTCAATGAATGCGCCGTCCTGTGCGATTAGGTCGCTTTGGCGAGCCAGAACCAGAACACGCCCGCCTTTGCTGGCTGTGTGCTTAGCTAGGAATGCAGCGATTGCCGTTTTACCGGCACCCACTGAGCAATCAATGATTGCCGGCTCATCGCCTTTTGATGATCTGAAGTGGTTGACGCATGCGTTGAATACGCTCTCTTGGTAGTCCCTCAATTTTGCAGTCACGCGACATCCTCATAATTATTGTCTAGGTAGTACCATTTGTAACCGTATGCTTTTCTTGTGTCAGATCCTGCGCTGCAAGCTATCAGTTGATAATTTGCACTTCCTCTGGATAGAGACACCCACTCAGAAGCCGAGGCAAGGCTTTTGAACACAAAATCAGACCCGCATATTCCAACAGATTTCTTCCTTTCTGCAAGCTTTAATTTTGGGATATTTTCGATGTCATAAGACCACGAGAACCCAAGCGCAGAATCCCTTTCCCTTCTTGCGCATGCAGCTATATGCAGAGATGATGTTTCCTTGCCTGACCTTCTGGATATTTCGGTCGCCGCATCCTTTATGCTGTCAAACACTTCCCCGCTTGAATTTACTACAGGTTTTCTTTTCATATCAGCAACAGTTTTGATGCTCTCGGGAGACCTTTTGGTCCCAAGCGATGCTGTCGCTGACTTTGCCGCATGCTCAGGTGATTGTTTTTTCCCAAGCTTTGACATTCTCAATTTATATCGGCTTTCCTCTGTATGCCTTAACCCAGACGCGCCCTCTCCGCCATTGGTTAGGTTTGTCAGCGCTAATCCTGCAAGCCTTAGCTCGGATATCAAGAAAATCTCTAACTCAAAAGCATCAGCCTCAAGGATTCCATCCTTGACAATTTCTGAAGAAAAACCATATTTTCTAGATACGTTTCCCCAGTATCTATTCCTTCCGCTTCGGCTTACCGACCTCGATCCCGTGCCTTTTCCGACGTAGAAAATTGACCCGTCGGTGGCGCGGCGATGGATGTATACGTAAAAAATTCTTGGGCTGTGCTGATCTTGCATGAGGCGCGTACCTGTCAGTAGCTGTCGAAGGATGCGCGGGAGGCGATGACAAGTCGCTTTTCGGATGGCCGTCCTACCCGCACGTAAATGATACCACGCGGAGTCGCACGGGAAATATTTTCCGGCAACTGTTTCTTTCGTGTATCATCGTCCGCTTACGACGGAAAATGGCAGAGGTTGGCGGCATGGAGTTTCTCTCAATACAAGAAGTGTGCGACCGCTATAAGATCGCCGAACGAACACTGTACCGCATGATCGCAAGGGGGGATTTTCCTAAGCCAATCAAGATGGGGGGCAATAAATGGGCGCTTTCGAAGCTTAAGGTTTGGGAGCGGAGTGTATGAGCAGAGAGTATTTTGATGCTCACGCTGAATTATCAGACGCAACACTCGAATATAGCCGGCTAGCTGCGAACGAATACAAGACACCAGAAGAGTTTACGGCATTCGTTGACGCTGCCGAACGGATGAGCAAGGCGCAGCTTGCGCTTGACGCCATTCCAAAACCAGAAAATCCACTGCGCAAACGGGTAGCCTACGACTCTGACGCAGCGATTGATATGATCGCTAACCAGCAATGGCTAATCGATCAGGTTATGCCGGCTGATGCATTCGGCGTGCTTTATGGTCCGTCAGGCTCTTACAAGTCGTTTATCGCTATGGATATGAGCGCTAGCATTGCCTCTTCAATGAATTGGCATGGTCACGACGTAGACGAAACCGGGCACGTCCTCTATATAGGCGCGGAGGGTGCTGCCGGTCTTCATTTGCGGAAAAAGGCTTGGGAGATTCGCAACCACAAGAAATTGACCAACCTTGCAATCCTTAGCTCGGCGGTGACGATCAACTCTGGCGACATTCGCAATCTGATTGACCTTTGCGGGGATCTGGTAGAGGAAATTGCAGAGCCGATTCGATTAATCGTAATCGACACCCTGGCTCGCTCGTTCGAGGGTGAGGAAAACAGCGCTACCGATATGGGCGAGTTCGTCAAGGCGTGCGACTACCTGCGTGAAACAACCGGAGCTTCTATTCTCGTCATCCACCACAGTGGCAAGGATGCAGAAAAGGGGGCGAGGGGCTCAAGCGCACTACGGGCCGCATGCGATTTTGAATACAAGGTGACCAGTCCAGGTAAGAAGCTAAGCAAGATCAGTTGCACGAAGGCGAAGGACTCAGACCCTTTCGAGGATTTGTCGTTCAAGCTGAACGTGGTAGAGATTGGGCGAGCTGATAAGAAGGGGCGAGCAATGACCAGCCTAACCCTTACACATTCAGGAGAAACAGGAATGCCAGCACGGGAAGATTTATCAGGTAGCTCTCAAGCAATTCACAATCTGATAGCTGCCGAAATGTCGAGAACCGGGAATGACTTCGTGTTCTACACCTACCTTCGTGACACCTATTTCGCAATGATGGGCGCGGACAAGAAGGACAACACAACAAAGGCATCATGGGACCGAGGAATCAAGAAGTTGATAGCAGATGACTGGATTATCAAGGGAGAAGGCGGCAAGATTACTCGACCTGAGCTGTATTGAAGTTGTATATACAAGTAGTTGTTAAAACGGTTGCATTTGGGGTTGACGGTTGCATGCCTAAATGCAACCACGGTTGCACGGTTGCATTTAGCGGTTGCATTGATGCAACCACGGAAAGCCTTGATTTTAAAGGCTTTAAAAAATCGATTAGCAGGCTATGCAACCGTCATGCAACCATTTCCTTAGCGGTTGCATGCATTCCCCCAGTGTATTACACGGGGTGAATGCAACCGATGGCGACCATGTAGAAATGTGCTAGGGAATTCGACACCAGAATATAGATAAGGTGATATAATATAGACTCGACAAAGGAGATAACCGTGACTTTCGATAAAAACGTACCAATCCCAAGCCCAGGCAAGAAAAACCATCAGACCTCATTCGCTCAAAAGAAATATAATTTTGAGGAAATGGTGCCAGGCGACTCGATATTCTTTACAGGAGCTGCAACCCTTGGCCCTGAGTACCAAGCTGCAAAAATGACGGGTAAGCGTAAAGGCATGAAATTCACCGGAAGAAACGTAGACGGCGGACTTCGAATTTGGCGCACAGAATAAAGCTTGACTCTCCCAACACCTAAGCCATAATCAGCAGACATTTACGGAGGGTGGGAAATGAAGCCGTCGAAGCCAGTAAGACTGAAACCGAAAAACAAGAATTTCCATTACGAGGTTCATGCCGTCGCCAAGGAATGCGGGTTGATTGCCGAGTGCGACGACTATCCTGAAATCATGTGCTGGAATGACAGCAAGACCGGTCGTCGATTCCGAGTGCTTGAGTCGATGGAGCTTCAGGTCTCTGACGACTCGTTTGATCGATGGGCGAACTCTGGATTGACTAGCATTCGTATGCCGGACACAGACGAGAAGCTTCGGGTTGCGATTGATATTCTGCGATACGCAAAATAGTTCTCCAGAGAACAGTTAACCTTTAACGTTATTGGGTGGAGGGGTTTATGGACAGCAGGCAGCAGTTTGAAGAGAAATACCCATTGCCGGAAGGCATGTTTTTTGATGAGTCTCAAGGATCGTATGCAGGCACAAAGGATTTCTGGCTGTGGTGTACACGTTGGGAGTCTTGGCAGGCATCACGCGAATCGATGGTTGTTGAAATGCCTTACGACGTTATGCACGTAACCAATATTTCTTATGAGGATGGCAGAGACGACGTTATCGCAGCCATTCACGCAACCGGAATCCGCACCAAATGACCCTAACCGACCTACTCCCAATCCTCCTGGCAGCCTACGAGGAGCATGGAGATCTACCACTGGCTACAGGCTTCGACGACCACCGCCAAATCCTAGGCGTACTCATCTCGCCAATCGAGAAAGATTGCGAGATTGGGAAGAAGGGGGAGATGTTTTTGGATTTTTATTGAGGGATAGATGATGAGCGTAGATTTCCCGCGTGGTTGGCAGATTACAGAAATGACCGAGCCTGAGTACCACCACAACAAATGCAGCTACAACACCCATCGAATGCTGTGTGACTGCGACGTGCTGTTCAAGCATCCAGAGCAGCTTAGCGATCTCTTCTATGGAAAGAATGGCGTAGTAATTGAGAGGAGCCCGAAATGAACGGATACAGCCCTGCTAGCGATGAGTGGTCATTCAAGCGCCACAACGAAAACACTATCGTTATTCAAAATGGAAAGAACTGGACGCTGCTTACGCAAGACAATGGGCCGATATATGAGCAGTTCCTGTACAGGTTTTGCGAGCAGCAAATGGATTCCGATGATTCTGCTAAGCAGGCTGATTCCGCTCTGTTCGACGCGCTAGTGAAAATCAGATTCAGATGCGATTGCTATGTCGAGGATGGTCGCGAAATGAGCGTTTCAAGCGTTGAGATGATCAAGCTTATCTGCGACGAAGCAATCGCAAAAGCTACAACAATTCAATAACTTGTATACAATCCTGACTTTATTATCGCCATAATCCCATATATCGGGATTGGAGTATTAGATGAACGACACACGCGCAAGATTCGAGGAAATTTGGCCGGTGCCTTACGGCATCTTCTGGAACTGTTATGACGGTGGCAGCTATGACGTAATCCCTATTCGTGCGCTTGAGGATACATATCGCAACCTAGCCAGAGAATGGGACGCCCGCCTCGACACCTTCACCCGCTGCCAGGAGACGACATTCAGCAAAGAGGAGTTGAACCTGTTCCGGCAGTGATTTAATGCGGTTGAAGACTTAAGCCCCGCATATCTTGAGAAGTCGGATTGCGATCTTTATAGGAAAGTAATGGAGATGCTGAAATGAAGCCGCTGCCGAATCAGATGCACCTTGATACTGTGATTGATCACCTGATGTACCCAGCAAACGTAATGGACGCACAAGACACCCACAAGCCCGCTGGAGTGCGTTTAGCCAAGATGCTAGGCCAGTACGACGACTCGCCTTCATCTCAATTGTGGAGCGATATTCAGCGGTTGGCGCGGGAAATACTTCGGTGAGCTGGAACCAGAAGGTAATATGCTGGGGATGGTTTCTAGGCGGTACCATCATGATAGCCAAGCAAGAATATAGCTGGATTTTGCTGATTTCAGCCATAGCGGCTTATGTGATAGCAAAAGACTTTTTAAAAAGCAGAGAATGATATTGACTCAAACCAAAAAGGCTCCTAATGTGAGCCTTTCTTTTTGCGGAAAATTTGGAGGGTGTATGGATAAGCGTAAAGAGTTCGAGAGCAGTCCGAGATTCAAGGGCATGGACTTCGCCAGATCGGAAACGCATCCAGATTACTACGAAAGCCCATATGCCAATGGCGCATGGGATGGATGGCAAGCATCGCGAGAATCGCTGGTGATCGACTTGCCAGAAGAATTCGACGATGGAACGGTCAGGCGTATGCGTGTTGTGCGAATACTCGAAAACGCAGGAGTTAACGTGAAATGATCACCACCACAACCCTAAAAAACGCAGCCTTCGCCATCGAGCATGACCTCTGGACTGACTCGGACGGGGCGAACTATCTGGTTAAGGATGGGGCTATATTGCGGAGGTGGGAGCCGGCAGATAACGATGGGGACGCGCTCAGGCTTGCAGTACGTCTTGGCTTGTCTATTGATTTGTCAGACCCTGACCGTGAGGAGGTGCGTATTCTTGAAATGAATGGCAATCATCTTATGCAATTCGCCGATGATGATCCTGATGCTGCCGTGCGACACGCCATCGTTATGACTGCCGCACGCATCGGAGAATCCCTAAAATGCCAATCCTAGCTTGCACATGGTTCGCAATCGTGTATTTAATGCCTGCCGTTAAGGTGAAAATTAGTTATTGGAGGGGTGTATGAGTGAATATTCTGGAATGGGCCGTAGCAGGCTGATCGAGGAAATAAAGCGTCTCGTGATGATTGAAGAAGCATGGAAACTGCAAAAACATATGCCAGCAGCTGTGGTTGAGTGTTTGGATAAGATAGAAGAACTAGAGGATGAGAACGAATCTCTACGCGCCGATGCTGAGCGGTATCGGTGGCTGCGTGACGATCGTGGATATTTCCCAGAAGAGAATATGTTGCGAGGCGGTATAGGGCTAGACATAGCAATCGACGCCGCTATCAGTTCTCCGGAGAACCCTTCCTGATGTCACATTACGCAATCAACCTGCATGGCCTTAAGCTAGAGGTAAGCGTCTCACTCGCCATCTCTGAGCCTCCTACCGCCTTTTCTAATGGGTATTCTGAGCTTGATTGGGTTTTCATTGGCGGCCAGGACGAGATCGGAGAAAATATTTCCACAAAGGCGCTTGACTTAATCTGCAATGAGTACCAAAGTGAAATCGAACGCGCCATATGGGCGCAGATAGAGGGATAATAAATGTCAGAGTTAACGGTTTTTCTGCGAGGCAATGCGATTGACGTAAAGATCAAGCATGTTTTCGTCCAGAAGGCTCTAGGTCGTAACGCAGATAGCGATGCTGACTGCTACGGATACTCGGAGCTGGATTACGACGTCCTTGCTGTCTTCGATGATGAAGAGCAGCGCCTGACCGACGTAGCCGCACAAGAATACGCAGTCAATAACCAAGAAGAAATCAACGATCAGATCTGGTCAGAATTGGAGCGTCAATCATGAGCATTACAGTCACCCAAGCACGAGTTGCACTCGAAGCCGCGCAAATGGCATACATCGGCGCCGATATCGAGCATCCGACCGCTACTCACATCGCCAAAGAAGCGCTGACCAATGCGCGCCACGAATACTGGAATGCGTGTGCTGCGTTTTGTACCAAGCTGGAGTTTGCTACGGATCTCGCGGAAGTACACGACGCGCTGATCACTCAGGGGCTTTGGACATGAGCGAGTTGCAGCCTGGGATGCTTTGCCTGATAATCGGATCTGTACATGATGATAGTCCGCACATCGGATCGGTTGTCACTCTCAAGGACAAAGGGTTTCTTGAGTTTTGGGGAGAGTTCTGGAATATTGACGAGCCGTTGAGCGAGGATGCGTGGCGTGTATTATCCAAACATCTGTTACCCATCCCACCGCTCGCCGACCCGCTCGACGTAACCCATAAGGAAGAACTGCATGCATGAAGTAATTCAGGAGATGATTAGCCGTGGTTGGACCTATCCGATCATAGCGCTAAGGACGGGCATCTCGGAAAACCGTCTGCGTGACTGTAATCTAGGCGTGCGTGAAGAACGTAAGCTGTACGAAATCGCGACGAATGAAGCAAAAATAGATATCGACTCATTGGGGGCAGACGAACAATGAAATCCACCGAATTCCTACAGGCAGCAATCGACGTTCAGGCTGAGCGAGGGGTTACATACGATAAACCTACAGGCGAACGCTCAATGTGTGCCACTGTGACAGCCTTCAACGCCATCACAGGGCGCGATCTATCCGAGGCTGAGGGATGGTTGCTGCTTCAGACCCTCAAAGACGTACGGCAGTGGCAGAACCCGAGCAAGTATCACCATGACTCTGCGCTAGATGGCGTGGCTTATTCGGCGCTCAAGGCTGAGGCCCTCAGCGAGGAGTATCAATTTGATCCGATGGATATGCCGATCATTGACCTAAAGACTGATATCGATATGCCTAGCTGGGGTAATGCGCCGGAGTGGGCTACTCACTTGATGGTTGCGAACTTTGATATTCAGAAAGATCGAAAGTACCAGTTCGCCATGAAAAGAACTCATGGATTCTATGATGAACAAGATCCAGGCTATGGCGCACGGTTTATCACTGAAGGGCAGTCGAATTTATGGGCCGTTCACTCTGCCCGCCCAACGAGCACAGCCAAATGACCGAATACAACGAGCAGCGCGTAAAGGAAGTCATGGGCATGTTCTCCAATAACCGGGAGATGGCAGAGGAGCTTCAGGTTAGCGAAAGGACTATGCGGCGGTGGAAGGCTAAGTTGGCTGTGTCGGGTTACTCGCCTGAGCATGATATGACGCGCCAGGTTCCAGACGGTTTCAAGGTGCGTGGCGTATCTAGCCTGTACAACAAGGATGGCGTGCTTTCGGCGCAATGGATCAAGTCAGGCGCGGATGATGAGCGGCGCTACCAGATGATGCTGGAGGCCGTTGAGGCGCTGAATGAGGTGGTTGTAAGGGCTGAACCAATTGAAGGCCCTACAGACACCAATGAGGATCTCCTGAACTGCTACGTGATTACCGACTACCACTTTGGTCAGCTATCGTGGGGCGAAGAGACAAGGGGCGAGGACTACGACCTCAAGATTGCAGAGAAGCAGTTGACCGACTGGTTCGCAATGGCTATCACTGCTGCACCTGATGCCAAGATCGGCATCTTTGCTCAAGTCGGGGATTTCTTGCACTACTCCGGCTCAGGGCTCCAAGCGACCACTGAGGCTAGCGGTCATATCCTGGACGCAGACGGTCGATTCCAGAAGATGGTGCGAGTAGTTGTGCGCACCGTGCGCAAGGTAATCAACATGCTACTGGAGAAGCATGAGCTTGTTCACGTAAAAATGTGTGAAGGCAATCACGACACGTCCGCGTCCTGCTGGCTACGTGAAATGCTGTACGCAATGTACGAGCATGAGCCGCGCATTACCGTTGACCGCTCGGCAGATCCTTACTACGCCTATGAGTTCGGGGCGAGCTCTCTATTCTTCCATCATGGGCACAAGAAGAAGGTTTCGGATATCTCCCAGGTGTTCGTATCGAAGTTCCGCGACATGTTTGGTCGTACGTCAAAGAGCTACGCACACATGGGCCACCTTCACCACGTAGACGTGAAGGAAAACAACCTTATGATCGTGGAGCAGCATCGAACCTTGGCAGCAGCAGACGCGCACTCAAGCCGTGGAGGCTACAGCTCTGGTCGTGACGCGAAGGTAATCACCTATCACCACAAATGGGGTGAAGTAGGGCGAATCACTATCAATTCCGACATGCTGAAATAGCCATTGTTATATGATTCGTTTTGCGGAGACAGGGCCGGCCAGCCTTTCCATGCCGATACATGGATTATCCGCAAATCCTTCTAGCCATATCGGTGGTATCAGATGCAACAGAAGTGCATTCACATTATTTCCAAGGCTCAGGCTAAAACCCTGGGCCTTCGGCGTTTCTTCATGGCTAAGCCTTGCCCACACGGGCATATCGCAGAGCGCGCCACCAATGGTGGAAAGTGCGTAGAGTGCAACCGTCTCATATGCGCACGAGCGGCGCAGAACAAGCGAGACGCGAACCCTGCAAAGAAGCAAGCCATTGCCGAAGCTAGGCGAATTGCGGAAGAGCGCAAGGCCGATGTAGCAGTGAAGTCAGAGGCGTGGAACAAGCTGCGAGCATCAAGACAGGAGGCGCTAGCATCTGGCGCGCTTACCTATCATGGCCGCGAATGCCCTTATGGTCACGGCACAGAGAAATATACGAGCGGTGGCAACTGCATTACCTGCTCTGCTGAATTCTCTGCATCCGACCACAAGAAGGAATATGACAAGCAGTATCAGGAAGAGAACGCAGAGAAGATTCAGGCAAGACGCAAGGACTATCAAGCCAAGACTTCTGCACAAAGGACGATTGCTGCTACTGCCTGGGCTCGCAGCAATCCAGAGAAGCGTCGATCCATATCTAACGCATACAAGCACCGCCGTCGCGCAATCGAGAAGCAAGGATCGACCACTGCGGAGCTTAGAGAATGGGAAGCGAACGCCAAGAAAGATTGCTACTGGTGCGGCAAAAAGAAGCTCAAGAAATACCACGTTGACCACTACCATCCGCTATCGAAAGGCGGCGCGCATACTGTGAGCAATCTGGTTGTCGCATGCCCAGGCTGCAATCTGAAAAAATCAGCAAAAGACCCCTATCTTTTTGCGCAAAGCATGGGTAGGCTATTCTGAAATACACGAGAGGTTGCGACTATGGTTCCAGTAATTATTAAATGGCAGGCAGGAAGTCCAGCCCGCCTAATCCCCGGCCAATTCATCGTCTACGAATCCGGCGAGTATCAGCTAATCGGCAGTCATACGGCGCTCACGAGCACACAGAAGATCCTCAAGCACACGACGCTGATTGAGGCGCATGAGTTGGAGTGGCTTCAATCAATGGCAGTCGACCGCAGCCTTGGAGTATTGAAATGAGCGAAGAATTTCCGCTGGACGGCAATGCGCTTACTGATCCACCTCAATTCATGTCGCATAGAGAATTCATTTCTTGGTTTGGCGCTGAAGCAATGACTGTTCCTGGTTTTTCTGATAAGCAGCTTACAAACTATCAGGCTCTACGCATGCAGCTTGTCGGGACATGGGAGTCTAACAAAGCAAGCGCTCAAGCTAACGGCGAGCTTATTAAGGCTTTGCGCAAGAAGATCAAGAAGGCTAAGAGGGCGCTGAAATGACAACCCTAATCCTAATCTGGCTAGCAGTAGGCTTCTTCAGCTACTGGCCGCTGGTGTTCAGCTACAAGATCAATAGCATGGGTCATCTCGACCCTTGGTACGAATGGCTTGCTGCGTGGGCTGTATGGACTGTATGCTGGCCTATTCGATATGCGCAAGACGTTTGGTATTGGTGGAGGGCGAAGAAGTGAGTCACCCGTACATCAAGACAGTGGCAGATGCAAAGACTTGTATCGGCAAGCGCGTTTACTGGGATGACGTGTCTAGTAGATATGTTTTCCTACGCAGCGGAATAATCGAGTCAGTGAAAGGATGGCATGTAGAGATAGACGGCGATCATAGGCACAGATGCAACCTTAAAAACCTGCGCAACTTCGAAAACGGCGGCGAATGGAAGAGGCAAGCACAATGACCACAATCAACGACCTAGAACAAATCAACACCATGGCCATGATGACTATGTGCGAGCTTGGGTATGCGCGGTATGAGCGGTTTTTGTCGAAACTTAAGCTGGACGACAATGCCGGCGACATC